GCGTGCTTCGCAGCCGCAGTCTACTCCGGTTGCTTCTGCAAACCAATCGACTACCGCCTTGATTCCGGTGGCTTGGGTTATCTGCTCGATTCTATCCCCTAACCCCTTTGGCTTCCGCCCACGTTTGGTACTCGTTGTCGCAGCTGGCTTTGATTTTGTCTCTTCCATTTTTTAACGTATTGTAAATAGACCTTAAAGAAATCTTTGTTGCCTCGGATAACTTGCGGAGCGATACGTCTCCGTCGTGGTAAATAGTAAATAATTTGTTATCGTACCAATCCCATTTAGATACCTCGTCTTTAACAGCTTCCAGAAGTACGGTTAATGCTTGGTCGGACTCGATATTGTAAATTTCCTCCTTATCGTCGAACTCTTCTATTGATACAAATTTGATTCTTGCTCGATTTGTCATCTCACGCAGGTACATATTCCGCAGGGTAATGTAAACGAAAAACGTGTTAACGTCATCGTCTCCGTATTCGAGCTTTTCGGGATTGTCCACGTACTGATGCAACCGTAGGTACATATCCTGCACAAGGTCGTGAGCATCGTCCCGGTCAAGACCGAAGGACTTTGCCATTCGCAGCCAATCGTCGTGCCGCTTTGCTAATCGGGGTAGGATTCCCATAAAACTTCGACTAATATAAGGCCAAGGCAAATCTCCAACGTATGTACGTCGCAATCTTCAAACTCGGTCTTGCTCCAATTAGCACCCAGCAGAAACCCGTACAACGGGTAAAAATTCATACTAAACCCCATTTACAAAGTCTTTAAGCGTTGCCAACTTCGCTTCAAGTTCCTTTACTTGAGTGGCGAGTTTAGCATTCTGCTCAAGCAAATAATCGTAATTCATAACGCTTGTAACCATTCGGTCTTCTTCTGTTTCCTCCGGTTCCGGTAGTGGGCCTCGTAGATTCTCCGCTATTTCAAGCGTTGCTTCGTAGAATTTATCCCTTGGGAATTTAAGCTTTTCGTAATGGATAATCGTAGCGTGCGTTTTACCCATTTGTTGCCCCAGCTGCGATAGCGTAAAGAACGGACGGAATGTTTTAACGTATGCTGCTCGAACCTTTACGTTATTCCAATCCCGTGTTCCTTTATCGGTGTAACCGATATTCTGGCAGAATTGTTTGTAATTCATACTCTTGTACCAACGTATTTAGCGTTGCCTCTTTCTTTTTGAATTAAAATATGGAAGTACGGAACCTCGTATTGCTTACCGTGTTCGTCCTCGATTAAATACCACGCACTCCATTGCTTCCAGCTTACGGGTCGCCAATAGTCCAATACCAAAAACTTTTTGCCATTGATTGCAAAGACCTCGTTCGGTGCGAAGGGAACTGGAATAATCATAAGGTTAGGTTTTCTTTAATCTGTTCAAGTTCTTTTTTTAATGCGTCAATTTCGATTAGACGCTCCCGGTTTTGAATAAGCAAGCGGGCGTTTTCAACTCTTGCCTCGTTAATACACTTGTCCAAGTGCCGCTTCATATCTACCATATCCTCCAGCATCTGCGTTGCACGCCATACGGATAACATATAGTCGACTACGTGCTTTTCGTTTGGGTTGGCCAAGGCCATCTCGTTTAACCAACGGGTAACGTCGCTCACTTGCAGAATTTTATCCCGCATATAAATCTCCCAAGAATCTTGACTAAAATGGGTCATCGCTATAAATTATTGTTTGAATAGGTGCTTGAACATCGAGCAAGTTAAGGTTGTTATAGGTAAATCCAACATTGCCTTTCATTGAACGGATGCGGATGGGTTCGGATAGCGGCGTTGGTCTGCCTCCGGTCTCCATCTCTTTTGTTTTGCGAACGTGAATCTCGGTAAATACCCAGTCCGTTAAGTGCTGTGCGTAGCGGTGAATGATAACAACCGAATCGGCACGATTGCCCCATTTACCGCCTCCCTCAATATCCGAGGTCATTGGTGGGGTTGGAAGCCCAGCGTATGTATGCCCGTTAGGATGCGTGCGCCGCATTGCTTCCGTAACCGGGTGCGTGTTAACAATCGTTGTAACGGCGTTCTTGTGGGCGAAGATTCGCACGGCAGAAGCTACCTCGTAATGGTATTCGTGCATCCCCGTCTTTCCAAGTTTCTTTTGGTCTGTTGTAAGTGAGTTGTACGGGTCAATTAGGCATCCGGTGTACTGCCATTCTTCGAGGATTTCCTCCATTACCCGAAGCAGGTCGAATGCGTTGTATAAATTGTTGCTATCAATAAAACGAAAATGCTCATCAATGTAATCAAGGTGGCGATACATCTTTGCCTCGGTTACGTTCTGTATTGGCTCGCAGGAAAGAAACTCAATCAGCTTACGCTTCAACGAGTGAACCTCGTTCTCCGAGGAATAGATAAGCCACTTCTTATCGTAATTCATTGTTTGCATCAGCATCAAGTAAATCAGCGTATGCGTCTTGCCCACGTTGGCGTGGCCAGTTACAACTACAAACTCGCCGTCCTTGAATCGTAGGAACTCATCTACTGCCGGGTGGCCAAGTTTACCGGTGTCGTAGTATTTACCGCCTCTTGCTCTTTCCAAGAACGGCAATACTTTATCGTTAGAAATTAGGTCAGGGTGTTTCATAGGGCAAACGTAAACAAAAAATCAATACAAAAAAACATTGGGCAAAAAAAAGCCCCTCCGAAGAGGGGCCGAACCAGTCGCTACTGAAACACCTAAAACGGGCTGGTTTCTTCTACACGAGCAGCAAAGTGTTCTTGGTGCGTGGCTCCGTGCGTGCCGGACATCCAAGCGTTAAACTTCTCTGCTAACTCAAAGATTTTCTCTACGGGAATTGTAGAACCTTGGGAAACATAAGCTGCTGACATCTCAACAGCCGACTTCAATGCTACCTGGCGAATAATAGATATAGAACGGTCATCGTTTGCCTTTGGTGTTGAGGGTGTCCAAGCTGGACGGTCTCCACGTTGAATCTTAACAGTACCTTTCTCGTTCTTGGTGTACTCAACCTCGTCACCTACTTTGTAGGAAGGGGTTTCGCTTTTGGCGAATGCGGTTCCGAAATCTCCGTTATCAAAACGCAGCTCTAACTTGTAGAACTCTTGCCATTGGCCGTTCGGGGTGATGCTTGTAATTTTAGGCATTGTGTAATTCGTTTAATAGGGTTCTTTTTAATACTTCGTTTTCTGCTTCGAGGAATTCCATCTTAGATGCCATCGCCTCGACTCGATGCTGTAAGAACTCAACCATCTGTTGAGCAGATTCTTGTGACCAGTTTGTCCGTGTTGTGTGTTCCATTGGATTAGTTTTAGGTGTTACACAAGGCAAACATACGCAAAAAAATTAACATACAACACCCTTACCAAAAAAAATTACTTGCCCGGTGTTTTTTTCTATTTCGTGGTCTCGGCTAATAGTAACCTTAGTTACAAAGTTAGTATTATCGTCTTGGATACCTCCCCACTTGCGTAATGCATCCAGAGCAAACTTAATAGCCATAATGCAGTTATCGTTATCGTATCCGTAGTTATGGCGTAGCGTAGCTGTAATGGTTTGGAATCTTGTTTTATCGTATGCTGCTAACTGGGTAAGCACCTCCTCGGTAAATTTATCCTTGGCCTTCTTTCTAACTATCCAATGCTTGGAGGCGTAGAACTGATTAAGGGAGGGTACTTTGGATAGCGTTACACTAATCTCTATATCCGCAGCGGGCTGCAAAGGCAGGGTCGAGCTTGTGGACTTCTTTAAGGAGGGTTTGCTCCTGGGCTTTGGCGTAGGCACGGCCTTTGGCATCACAATTAGCGAAAAGAATCGCAACCTCCGATAGAATCAAATCTATCTGCCTCTTGACTTCTGGATTGTTGTAATACGGCATAGTCTTTAAGTTGTTGGAGTTCACGTTGTAGGTGTATAATTGCTTTGGTAATATCTTGCTCGGCAGGGTTTCCGTCTTTCTTTCCGGCACGGAGTAGGTAGGCGATTGCTACGCCAAGGTTGTAATTATCGTGGGCAAAGTCCTGCACCACGTCAAACGCTTCTATTGCCTTGAACTTCCCAATGTAGTAATCAGGGACGCTCGTCCCAATAGATAAATACTTGGTGGAATCCTTGATGCTCATTTATTAAAGTTTTTCCTTCCTTGCTCCCAGGTGTTGTATTTCCGCAGCGCTGAGGATTCGTTTTCGCTTCTTGGGTAGTCGCAGAATCCGAAGTGGTTAAGGAAGGAGTTGGTATAGTCATTGGGAATCTGTTTCAATTCCATTGCAAGATACTTCTTGCGTCGGTCGTTTCTTTCTGTTGCCATATTGCAAACCTAAAAAAGAAAACGATAGGTCTAACCAATGTAGATAACTAAAAAGTTATTAACATTTGTCGGGCGTGTGCGCTCAATGCTTATTTTTTACAACTTAGTTAAGTTAACTAACTAACTATATAACTTAAATAACTAACTAACTATCAAGTTAACTAACTAACTTAGTTAACTAGTAAAATTAAAAATAAAATAAAATCTGCGTTTAGACGCATTTTATTAGTCAAGGTATATAATCTATCCAATTCAGATAGATAATGCGTTAGAACGCAGGAAAAGTACCTCTATCGCCTTATTAGGACTACGAGCAGCATACCAACTGCAAACAGCATCAGGTATTTCTCCCAATCACCTTTTCCTTTGGTTGTGATTTTGGTGTTAATGTACTTGGTTACTTGCACCGTATCCGGCAAGCACGTCGCTTGCAATCGGATTGTATCAAAGTTCCTAACAAGTTTAATCCGAATGTTGTCCTTTTGGACAAC